ATCAGGTATTCGGGGTGCTCGTCGCACATCTTCTGCATGACGTCGTTGTGACGCGAATAGTTGCTGGCAATCACGAATCGTTTGATGCCGTAGTAGAACGCCGACATGTTGATTGAGACCACGCGCTTGTCGTCGTAGAACTCGGGTGGTGTGGTCTCAAGGCTCGGTCCGGAGCCGACAACCCAGACGGTTTGTCCGCTCCAAATACCTTTCAAGTCGCTAACGGTTTGAGCCGTGGCGGCCATTCTTCACCCGGTATCACTCGACCTTCCCTCAACAGGTTCGCAAAGATGATGACGTCGTTGACTGCCTGCTGGTCGTCGGCTGCGGTGAGGGCATCGTCATGGCGGTGCCATGTCCAGCGGACAGCGGTATCAAACGTGGCCCGGTAGCCGTGGGCTCGCATCTCGCACCAGTGAATCCAATCAACGTACTTGTGGGTGCGGTACGGAATCTTGCGCCACACTTCGGTTCTGATGATGGCGAGTCCTGGCATCCCGTTGTGCCCGAGATCGAGCAGCCGACTGTATTGGTCGGGTGTGCCGTAGCAGAGGCCACCGTTCCAACGCCCAGCCACGTTCACTGCATCACCATCAAGCATGAGCCCTTGAAAGAAGTCGGCATCCATCGTGTCATCCACCGGCAGATGCGTCGCCCACTCCGACTCAACCTCACGCACCGCAATGTTCGCGCACGGCCAGATGCGCGAATCCCAATACTTAATGACCCGCCACCAGTCAGGCACCTTCACGTCGGCGTTCGTGACCAGCACGACCTCCTGCGGCTGCACCGTCAACCGCTCGATTGATGAGACGAAACGTTCACCGAACCGTTCCCAATAGTTGCGGTCGAACGGAGAGATGATTGCTACTGGCGCTTGCGATACCACGCCGCGGGAGCCTTTCCGTCCAGAATCATCTTCGGCAACCGGGCGTCAAGCTCGGCATCCTCGAACAAGCCTTCGCCGCGAATCGACCTGCCGATCGTGTAGTTCTTCTCCATGAACGCCTCCGGGTCGGCGACCATCAGTTCTTGGTGGCAGAACTCGCGCATCTTGTTCGCCGCCCATTCTGGGCCGCCCATCCACGACAGATGCCACCCCGAGCGCAGGATAGGCATTGAGTAGCGTCCAGAACGCGCCTGTTGCGCTGAAACGGGTCGAGTGCCCCAAGGACCGCCCACCGCCGTGAACTCGTCATCCAGACGCCAATAGACGCTCATGACGGTCCGTTTCATCACCCACGCCCGCCACTGCCCATAGGCGAGCGTCTGGATGTCCTCGGGGTCCCAGATTTCGTCACAGTCGCAGACCGTCACAATGTCCTGGTCGTGAGGCTGGAAGTCCTCCACGATGCTGAATAGGTGGTTGCGTTGGGCGTGCTCGGCAGCCCAACCCCACGGACCGCCCCACGAGAACGTCCGATACTCCACCTTCGGATGATTGGCATGACGCGGCTCAAGGCCGGTCTTCTTCGGGCGACCCATGAACGTCGACTCGCCCTCCAAGATGATGAACTGGTCGACTGCATCCTCAAGATGACTGAGGCGGACGTCGAGCATGTCGGCCTCCTGGTTGTAGAGCACTAGGTCAAATACGCGCACGGCTCTTCCCCAGACAGATGAGACGCTGGTCGTTTAGCACAATCTTGGTCTCGATGTCGAACGATTTACGCAACTCCGACTCAAGTTCGTCAATGCTCGGGACGTGCCAGTGCGTCGGCTGCGGAATCCACTCATTCACCAACACAAACTTCCCACGCTTCGCCACCTCCGCCAGCAGCTCCCGCCAGCGAGGCTCAAGCACGAGAATCTGGCTGCACACAATCAGGTCATACTCGTCGGATGCGACCGCCTCGAAGGCGTCGCCCTGACGGAAGTCGATGTCGGGATAGAACGCACGCGCCTTCACAAGCGCCGCCTCAGCCATGTCATAGGCGACCAGCCTGCGACCCGGTATCGCCCAATGATGCGTCATCGCACCCTTGCCGCAACCGACATCAAGGATGCTCGTGAACAGCCGAGTGCTTATCAGCAGATGCACGAGTCTGGCGTGAAACGCACGCTGATCCGACTGGAACCATGCGTCGTACTGCTCGCCGTCCTCGTTGCTGTAGACCGCCTCAAAGTCACCGGGCGGCGTCGTGTATTTGTGATACGCGGCCATCAGTCCCAACCCAACTCTCGACGCCTCACCAAATCCCAATCGACAAGATTCTCCCACGGCTGATTCAACCGCTCGTTGAACCTGTCCAGATTCGCCTGAAACGTGAGAGAGTTTCGTTGCTGAAACTTCTCACTCGATGCCAAGGTGCTTGAGTTGCGGTGATTGATTGCCGCCGTCGACTGCACAATCTCGACGCCTGCACGCTGGGCACGCACCTCGTAATCGTTATCCTCAAAATAGGCGGGATGAAAGCCCTCGTGAAACAGCCCAACCTTGGCGACCACCTCAGCCCCGACCCATACGCATGACCAGTTCGGCTTGCCGCCGAGCACGATGTTGTCGGGTCGACAGTTCGCATAGAACGCCTGCATCCCACCCTCACCGAACTGGATGTCGTGATTCACAATCATCCAGCCGGGTGAGAACGGTGTCGCCTTGATGCCCAGATTCCACGAGGCCGCGACACCGAGATTGTTCGGCATCCGCCACACGAAAATCTCCGACGCCTTATGCGTGCGAGGAGTCCACTCAGAGTTCCCGTTGTCGATACAGATGAGCTTGCCAATCTTGCCCTCGAACGACAGCAACATCGCATCAACCCGCCAATGCTCCGTGAGCACCGGCACGATTACGACTGGGACGATCGGCACCACGCCGCAATCTCCTTCATCGCAGGCTTCCAATACTGGTCGTACACGCGGTCGGCGTCATACTGCTTGGCAAACTCCGTCGCCTTGCTCGACTTCTCACCACGACGCTCGTATGACTTCTCCAACGCACTCAAGATGGAGGCCACCGACGGCGTCAAGAACCACGACCGCTGAGCAGCATCCCAATACGGCTGACCCTCAACCACCCAACCATCACCAACGAGTTCAGGTTGCGCAGTGAAGTTCGAGACGATGACCGGTGTCCCGCACGCCTGGGCTTCAATGACAGGAATGCCGAACCCTTCGCCCATGCTCGCCGCAAGCAAGACATCGGCGCTCGTGTAGAGCGCAGCCATCGCATGAACCGGCAACCCGTTTCGGTACAGGTACGGGTCAGTCCACTTGATGCGATCCTTCGGGATGCCACACACCTCAGCCAACGCATTCAAGTCCAACCCACCCATCGAACCTGATGCTTCTGAGTGCATGTAGAGCACCGCGTCCGAGTGGCGTTGAGCGAACATACCGAACGCCATGAAGTTCTCGGCGAACGCCTTACGCGAAGGATGCACACCCTTGTTCGCAGCAGTCATCATCACGACGAACTGGTCATCCTCAAATCCCATGATTTGACGGCCACCAATCTGCTTGCCCGAATTATCTTTGACGAATGGCGTCGGCTTGAAATCGGATTCGATTCCGTGCGGGACGTACACGTTACGAACACCGACACGATCCAACTCCGCCTTGCCGAACTTCGACATCGTGATTGGCAACACGTTCGCACGCTTGCACCACGCCAACACATCAGGCGGAACAGGCGCATGGTCAATCGGAACCCACGACGCAATGTTCGGCACCTTGTCCAGATTCGGAGCCTTCAACACCCACACATCAAACAACGTGATGAGCAACTTCGGCAATTTCGTCGCCTGCGTCCATTCCATCCAGTGCGCGACGATGATGTCGTCGCTGTAAGGGTTCAGTCCTCGCGGATAGATTTTGATGCCGTTCCACGTCGACGTCGAACCTTCGAGTCCGTACATTGCGTGGATTGCGATTTCGTGCGCTTCTTTGACGAGCCTTTGGACGGCTTGCTGGGTTTGTTGGCCGTAGCCCGTTCCCGCCCACGGGGCGTTGGAGAACCAGAGCGCCCTGACCGCGTCCGCGGTTCGACGACTGACTCCTCCCACAAGTGAGCCACGCCCCGCTGCAAGAGCAGGGTCGCCTCCGCTCCCGGTAAGTCCATTGGCACGCCCTTGATTACTACTCGCATTCACGCAGACCTCCTTCGCAGGTTTGATTCAACCTTAGCCGAGAAATGTCAAAGCGGCCCGGCACCACCCTGCGTGTGGGTGCCGGACCGCTCGACTATTCGTGTCCCATCAAGGGACTTCTTCGGTTGCCTAGGCGGCGTTGCCGATGAAGTGCTTGATGTGGCTCGTCTGCGGCAGGTTGCCGTCCACGCGCATCGTGGCGCGGAACGTGACGAGGTCCGCATTGAATGCGTAGTCGTCGCTGCGATCGAGACGCAGACCGCCCGCCATGCGGACGTAGTAGCTGGGGAGGTGTCCGAAGAGCACCGACTTGGCCGACAAACCAGTGTCTGCCATTGCGGGGTTCTCGTACACCGGGTAGCTCAGGACGCGGTCGTTGCCGTCAGCCAACGCGGGGCTGAAGACGTAGTTGCCCGCGGTGTCTTTCAGGGTGCGAACCTTGCCGAGCGATGACGTGTTCATCATCCAGCCGACGCCTGGGAGACGACGCGCTGCGCCGTTCAGGCTGTAAGCCAAGTTGATGAGATTGTCCGCCGTGAATGCGCCAGTGACACCCGTGCCGCCGGTGATGCCGAGCGAGCTCTGGGTCACAACGCCTGCTGGCTGGTTCGTGCCGGTGCCGGTCGTCAGACCTGCGTTGACACGGAAGCCGAGCTCGTTGCCCGTCTGGGTGGCGAGGAAGGCGAGGATGTCCACGCCCGAGTCCTCGATCAGTTCACGCGACAGCTGCACCAAGAACGAATACTTGTATGCGCTCAAGGTGATGAAGCTGTTGAACGTTGGGTCAGACTCCGCGATTGCGGTGCCTTCGCCGACGATTGCCGCCGTCGACCAACCGGCCTGCGACGGAATCTGAAGATTCTCTCCACCGGCCGTGCGAAGCACGGTTGAGGTGTCGAGCATCGGGCCGACGAGACGAGCCTGCTCGATGACGCGGTCGAAGAACGACGTCGGCACCGGAGCACCCGACGAAGTCTTGACGACGTCACGAGTCTCGAAGGTGAACGAACGGGTCTCGCCACGAGCCATCGAACGGATGACATCGGAGTCGTTGGATACTGCTTGAGCAGCCGGGCGAACCTGGGCGGCGATGTCGCGGGTTGCCGCTTCAATCTTCGCCTCGCGCTCGGCATCAGCCTTGAGGGCTTCGATGCGAGCAGCACGCTCGTTGAGCTCAGCGTTCATACGCTGGTAGCTCTGCTCTTCTTCTGAGGTGAGGTCGCGCTTTTCTGCTGCAGCCTTGTCGAGAAGGGACTTTGCCGCTTCCCAAGCACGCTGACGCGCCTCGACCTGCTGGTCGATGTATTGCTTCATGTTGGTTCCTCCACGGAACGTTGTTGGGGTCGCAGGGATTTTTTCTCCCGGACAGGCTCCTGAACCGGCACCTTCCTGCGGCTCCGCAGCGAAGACTCTTGACTGAGTC